TTGCGCCAGCAGGGTCTTTCTGCACGATTGACAGCAGGTTGATTTGGCCTTGTGGGCCGAGTGCTCGTACGTCGGTTTGTGCGACGATGCCGGTTGTTGCTTTTTTTGTCCAGGCACGATCGCCGCCGCTTGAGCGTGCCAATGTCCACTTTCCCCAATTGGTTAGGGCTGTGGGTTGCGGTACAAGTTCGCGTGCGCGTGACACGATCGGTTTTGCTACGTGCCGCATTTCTTTCGGCAGCTGTTTCGCTAGGTCGGGTTCAACTTTGCGAAGGTAGCGAACGAGTACGCCGATGCCGTCGGTGTCGATGTCAACGCCTTTGAGCACGGTTCCTCTCTTTCGCTACGTCATTTACGGTTAATAGGTCTCTTGTATCAAACTCGATGTGATGAGGCCACCAGCCGACGGCTAACAGAAGTTCTGCTAGTGCTCGTCGGTGGGTGCCTCGTTCGTAGGGCGTTCGTCGTTATCCCCGATCACTTCGAGTTTCACCACCTTTTTCACAAAATCATCAAACACGGCTGGAACGACGTGGCCGTGCTGTTTCGATGATTCGTATGCGAGATATGCGAGATCTTCCATCCCGATGCCCTGCGCTAGGTTGCTGGCTTTCGTCTTGAATTTTCTCTCCCATGCCACAATCGTGAATAGGTTGGTGTCTACTTGGTATTGGTCATCTGCTGTAGTGACCTGAATTGTTAATTGCATGTCGGTGCTTTCAGGTTAGGTGTCGGTCAGACGGTGGCGCGCACGTAGGTGCCGCCGGTGAACGTCAAATCAATCGTTTGGAGTGATCCGAGCGCACCGTTGATCGGCGTGATGCTTGAAAGATACATGCCGCTAAAGGTGTACTCGGGGTTGGCTACGCCTGGCGTGGTGCTCGAGGTGGCGTACACAACAACATCGGTCGTGGTGCCAACAAGCGCAGCAAGGTTCTCTTCAACCTCTGAAGTGCCGTAGGCAAGCATGAGCGTTGCGGTCACTTCGTGGTTGCCGAGGCCGGCGGTGTATTTGCGGGCGCCGTCAGCAAACGAGGTTGCTTCGAGCTGTTCAAAGTTGATGGTGACGACCGCTGAGGTGCATTGGTCGCTGTAGTCAACCGAGTTGATTAATAGGGCGGGTTGACTTAACACGGTTGTTGTAGCCATTGGTTAATTTCTCCTTGTTGAAACTCTGACCGTGAGGTCGTATGCGGGGATCTGTTGCTCACCGATGAGCGCAGCTGAGGGCCGTGCGTCGGTGATGCCTTCAACATTTTCAATAATGATGTCGGCTTGTGTCATAAGGTAATCGAGTGCATCGCTATTACCGGGGCCGCCGGCAAGTATGCGGCACACGATGGTTGCGTCAATGATGTTGCTATTAAAACCAATTACGGTTGGGGCTTCAACAAACACGGACATTGGGCGGGCGTTGCGCGGGTCTTTGACCACGACCATGCCAGCATCAGCCAGGCGAGTGCATACGTTGTCGTATGCGGCGGCGAGAATACCTGTAGCAGCCATTTCAACCGATAGCCGCCCTCGGTACACCTAACAGCTGTTTGATGCGGGCCATTGTGCCGAACGGTACAGCGCCACCCATCTGATCAAACGATGCAAACGAATCAACCGAGCCACGCTCCCTGTAAAGCGTCGCTGCGTACATCGTTGTGCCCAAAGCAACCGAGTTATCAGGTACAGCATCAGCGTCATCGTGATAGCCGGCCTCGTGCCGCACCCGATAACAGTACACGTTTGCAGCTGCCACACAGGTTGCGATGAACGCCGTATCATTCGCCGTCGCAGCTGAGATGCCTAACCATTCGGTCACATCTGCCGAGGTGATCCAAGTGGCTTCCGGTTCCCAACGGATCTCGCCGCTATCCACACCGTAAGCAAGATCGCTGCCGGCGTTCGGAAATATCAGTTGTTGTGGGCGTGGTACGTCGTAATCAAAGACGAGTGTGCCGTCTGCGTCAACACGAATCAGTTCGTAGTCAACGAGTGACCATACGGTCTGTTGGTTACCGTCGAGGCCTCGGGTTGAGCCAACAATGTTGACTGGTGACCCGAGCGGGATGCTTGCGATTGGTTCGAGGGATTGCACCACGCCATAACCATCAACGCGTGATGATTGGATGATTTGGAACGTGGTCATGGCGTGGTGCTTTTCCTCAGGTAGCGGGGAAGGTGTTTATCAGGTGAGGCTGACGAACTTGGTTGGGTCGATCATCAACGTTGCGAAGTAGCCACGCCATGCGAGGGTGCGGCTCAACGTTGAAGGAACCTCAACCGAGATCGCGCCCTTCTGCTGCTCGAAGATTTCAAACCCTGTCGGATCGCCAACGATGACGGTGTCAGCAGCGAAGTTACGGTCAACAACAACGGTGAGACCGAAAGCGTTGCCGGTGCCGGCTACTGGGCTGACTGCGCCATACGCGTTCATTGGGCCGGCCTGTGGGAACAATGGGCGGCCGGTTGAGTCAACCAGCTGGCCAAGTGCTGACCACATGTTTGGTGCCAAGAACAGGTGCGTGGCATAACCGCCGTTGCTGTTCGTCAGGATCGTTGAGGCTGCGGCGTAGATGTCGCTAACCCATTCTGACGGTGAAGTTGGGTCGGTAAGTACCTGTGTCTGGGTTTGTCCCGCGAGCAGGGCATCTGCGGCCACGTTGTCGGTGGTGTTGGCGTAGATGCGGCCCATGTCGTCAAGTACGAGGCTGAGCACGGCTGGGTCTGTCCAGTCGAGATCCTGCTCGGAAATGGTGACGTAGCCGCCGTAGGTGCCTTTGGTGACCTGATTGGAGGACACAACGAAGGTGCCTGCCTGAAGCGCAGCGTTTTCTGCTGACTGCACAGCCATTGAAGTGTGCGTGGTGACCTCTGGCCGGATGAACACTTTGCCGCCGCCTGGCATCGCCTTTGCGCCGATTGCGTCAACAACTGGGCGGTTGCCAACAAAGTTGTTGTAAACGGGGCCAACGATTGGAGTTGGCAAGATACCGGGCGTGTCGGTCGTAATGACATCCGGTGCAGCTGCACGTACGAGATCGTTCATGCGGTGCCAGGTGTCGCCACCTGAAAGGGCTGCAGCAATCCATTCGGTTGCCGATGGGAGGCGTGCTTCGCGCTTTGCTGAAGCGTAAATAGGTGCGGTTGGGGTCGGCTCGGCGGCTGCTTCCACGACCTCAGGGGCATTTTCTGACATTGGTTCTTCCTCCTCGGAAGTGGTTTCGGGGTTTTCGGTGCTCTCCTCATCCACAGCGGATGCGGCGATCTGTGTAATTTTTGCGGCGGCAAACGCCGGCTCAAATACGACTGATAGTTCTTTCCAGTTGGCTGCTTTGACAATGGTCGTGCGGCCGTCTTGTTCTACGTCGGTCGCCTCAATACCGATGCTCACCGAGTCATAGGCACCCATTTTGAGCAGTTCGACGAGGTCATCGCCGGCACGGGTGCGTGCGATCTCTGCCGTGAACAGCATGCCGTCGGGCGTGTCCTCGCGTGCGGTGACCATGCCCACCGGCTGCGCCGAGGAATCATGCTCGAGCAACAGCCGAGGGGCAGGGCCGTCTGTGGGTAGCGAACCGGCCTCTAAGCGGATGGTTTGTCCTGTGCTGACGTTTGCGTCAACGCCGTAAGGGGCGGCAATGCCTGAAATGGTGCGAGGCTGGTCTCCGGCAGCTGCGTCAAGGGTGACTGACTGTGCGGTAAATCTAATCATTGACTGGTTCTCCAACTGGTGATTCAACAGGGATGTCGTGCATGATTTCTGCGCCTTCGAGGTAACGCTGAACGTCAAACTCTACGTGTCGGCCTTTTGGTGTCACGTTGTCTAGTGAGAGTGTTTCTTGGATGCAGTTAATGAACGGTGAGGCACCGAACATGATGAGGTCTGTGCGTGCTTGTTGGCTGTTTTGGTAGGTCATGCCGCCTACGCTGAGCCCTACTAGCCATGCCGGTACCTGGCATACGCGTGACAGCTCGAGGGCGGCGTGCTGGCGGCCTTCCATAAGTTGCAACGTGGCAGGGTTCGATTTGAACTCGACCCACTCAACATGCTGGTTAAGTGCACCGATTGCACGGCTTGAACGTGCTTCGGCCCATGCGCCTGCAAGTTCTGATAGTTCGTCGCCGGCCATAGGCTCGCCGTCTTTTTGCTGTAGGTATCCGGCTGCTATTTCGGTTGATGCGAAACGCTTTGCGGCTTCGTCAAGACGGTGCGCAATGTCAATTGCTCGGTTGCCTGTCCACAGGATGCCGTCAAGCGGTGACAGAAACTGTATGACGTTGTTTGTGTCAAGTTCTACGCCGTTGAACTGTATGTCGTTTGATGGGCCGAACCATTCGGGGCCGGCTTGATCTACGGTTGTGATTTGGTCGGCTGGTAGCCACGTAAATGAGGCAGGGAAACCGGTGCTGTAGCGGCTGGTGACGTACCAGAATGCTCGGCCGATAAGCATGAGATCTTTAACGGTGGCCGACATGATGAAGTTGCGGGTCACGTTCGGATCAGGCCGAGTAAACCATGATTCACCTGGCACATAGATCCGTTCGTATTCCTCGGAACCGGAATCCCACGCCAACGTGTACTGCTTCAGATCGAGGCCGGCAATTGTTGAGGTGATGAGACCTACTGCACGGTTAACGGTCGGGATTGACAAAGCGCGTTCAGTCCCAGCACCGACTGAGTAGAACGTGAACGCGCCGGGCCTACCCGCGCCACCTGCAGCGGCTTTTACTT